ACTTGCCGCGCCGTATTGTCAGTCGGAAATACCCAGAACGCGACCGTTCCAGCGTCAACGTTATCGAGACGGCCACCGCTGCCGTGCTCGATGTGCGCGGAATTGCTAAATCCGGCAAGTGCCATTACGCATCCGAATATTCAAAATAGAGCCCGTACACTCGAACTGCTGCGGCTAGCGTGTCGCCGCCGTCCGCACCCTCTCTAGAAAATATGAACTGCACATCGTCACCCGCCGCAAAATTGCCGTCTGTAAGCGAAATTACGTATTCCATTCGCTCGTTCACCGCGCTCGGGGCGGTGTCGTTGTTACCGCTCAACAGAGATTCTTGAGCCGTTGCTTGGTCAAGGCTCTCCGTGTCATTTCCGCCAACGGCTCGGTATGCAAACCCCCACTCCACATCACCTGTAATTGCCGTAGTCGTCCAGACAACAACGAGATTGGCGCTGCCCACATAATTCTGCGGGACGTGAAATCGCCCGAAACACTCGTCATCGTTTCCGGAATCGTTAAAGACAAGCACCAGACCTTTGAAAAAATCATTTGTTGCCTTGATCGTCACAGGCTCGAAAAACACATCTCCCGACGCATCGGGAAGCGTGGCCGGACCTAAAATCGGGATTCTGTGCGTCGCCATTATGTCCACCTATCCGCTAGTTTTAGTACTACAGCTTTGACAATCTCCCGCTTTTGCGCTGCGCTGAGCGTTTTCGGGGCTGTGGCCGTATCAATTGTAGAATTGATTTGATTTTTTGTGGCGTTTGAGGTCAGCAAATCCTCCACTGCTTGAAACGCGGCGTTGATCTGCGGCTTGTCATAATCAACGGCTCCGAGTTTCTCGCAAGCGTTTCGCGCATTCGCGAGAATTTCTACAGTCAGTATTGCCATATCGAATTTTCCTTATTGCTGATGTTAGGTTTCACAACAGCCCCTCTTGCACAGGCTGTCGCGTTTCTTCGGGCGGCAGTAGCGTGCCCTGGGCCTGGGCGCGGCTGATGCGCTCGCAAGCCATGTCGAAATACTTGCGCTCGCGCTCAATGCCGGTGAACTGGCGACCTTCCAGCGCACAGGCAACGCCTGTAGTGCCGCTGCCGCAGTAAGGATCAAGCACACTCTCAACACCAGAAACAAGGCCAATACACCACTGCATCAGCGGCACAGGCTTTTCCGTCGGGTGCTGAGTGCCGCCGTTCACGCGGTTCGTTTCGCCTTCCATGCCTGCGCCGATCCAGACGTACCGGAATGCCTGCGACCTGTTCACGCAGTTGGTCCAAGCCATCTCGGTTTCTGCCTGGCGTATCTTGGTGCCGTTGCGGTCAATCTTCACCCAAGAAAGCCAGCCCGGCCTATCCGGCAGGCGCGAAGCGAAACAGTTGCCGCCCCACACAATGGCGCGGCAACCAAGCGCAAGAAGTGGCGCAGGGTCATACGCTTCAACGTCCCAATCTGCGGGGCCATGATTCTTTCCGTTTAGATACTTGGTGTGCGTGGCATCGTAGGCAATGCCATAGGGCGGGTCTGTCAGCAGCAAGTCGTGCGCGGGCAGCAGCGGCAGCACCTCGCGGCAGTCGCCGTGGTACAGCGTGGCGTTTCCAATGATGACTTCTTCAAAGGCCATGCGACCCCCGCTTGTTGCTGCACGCTCGGGAACAAAACTTCGCATTCCCGGCCGCGATGTCATAGGGCTTGCGCCAAAACTGCGCGCCGCAGTGGCACTTAAAGAAGCTGCCTCGCTTGTGGGCCTCGCTGTTCTTCCTGCGGTGTTCGTCGGACGGAACCAAGCCATGCAGACCGTCGCCGCCATCGGTCAGGTTGAACAGGCTCCATCCGGCAGCGCGGCCGTGCGCAATCCAATGCCGTTCACGGCCTGCCCATGTCTGCGTGTCTGCAACCTCAAGGATCCGCATGTACGCGCCCGCGAGCTTCACGCCAGCCACCGCGTTCAGCCAGCGCTGCACGGGAAGCCGCCGCGAGCGCTTCGCCAGCGCCTTGTGCTCACGAATGCGGGTCAGCGGTGAACTGACGGTCTTCCCGACATAGCGCGGTTCATCCGTGTGCGGGTCGCACAGGGCGTAAATCCACACCTGCCGTTCCGCGTTCCCGATCACTACTTTCTCAGCCACTCGTCTTCCTTCTCGTTTGCCACCAGTGAAACCTAACACGTCGCTGCAACGGACTGCCTACGGCAGCCGCTGAGCTAGGTCGATAGAAGCCATTCGTTATTACGCGGCCCCAATGTGCTCATGTCAGGAGCGAGCCGAAACCCGCCCCTGTGTTGAACACGTTAGATCGTGTTACTTCCCACATTTGTTTCAAGCGTTATTTTCAACAGATCACTGTCGGCCAACGTGACCGCTGCGAACGTCACACGCTGAAACATTGTGCCTTGACCAGATGAGGCGTGGTTAAAGATGCCAGCTTCTACTAGGTCAAACGATGTGACCGAATCAGCCACACCGCCCCACGTACAGACAGCCGTATAGATGTTGGCCACATTTGCGCTATTCGCTGCAAGCGCCTTACGGCCACCGGCAACTTCACCCGTGAGTAAGGAGTCAACCAGCGTAGGCGCAGTGGACACCGTGCCTACGGCCATATAAGCCATCGCACTACCCGGTACCGTTTGCGCGTCACCACCAGCAATGCGACGTGCGAGAAAAATCCGACCATTATTGACGATCAGATCATCGACATCGAGCGCCGCAGGATCAGCATAGCCACCCTCTGGCATAGCTTTAATCAACTCAACGCGCACAATCTCTTGCAGCGTCAGTGGCTCAAAGCGTTTTTTGTTTCTCATAATGATGCCCCTTTACCATGCAGCGCCGGATTTCGTGTTGATGTAGAAGGCCAAATCTTTCGCCACAATTTTCTCGTCTTGATAGTAGCCGCCTTCCAACACCTCGATCTTCTTACTGCCAGCCCCGATTTCTTGAGCACGCTCTACAGCCATCGGCACACCGAACGAAGGCGATGTCCAACGGAACGCAAGCCCATACGTCGCAGTCTGCATCGACAGCGCGCCTTCAACGCGAGCGAGAAGCGCTGTCGGCCCCCAAATCGAGGTGATGCTTGCAGTCTGCGCCGGATTCGCATTGTTCTTCTGCGAGCGGGCAACGTAAAGATTGTCCACCATGAACAGCTCTTTAAGCTGCGCATCTTCGACAAGCAATGGACCAGTGGCGCGGAACTTGAAACGCTCAAATAGACGCGTGTTCTGTTTCGCGTACATATAGGAGGTGTAATCGAGAATGATGGTATTGGCACTCAAGCCAGTTGCATTGTGAATGGCCATATGCGCTGAAGCAATCTGCGTTGCGATGTCCGCAGAATTGACAGCATCCCACGCATCCGCATCCTTCAAACGATTCGGCGCAGCAACGTGGTTACCGCTCGTTGTTGCCACAGCGGCAACGCGACTTTCCAAACCGCGCAACAACCCGGTTGCGATCATCATTGTATTGGATTCGCGCAAACGGATAGCGTTATCACTGTTTTCCAAATCTTCAATCGAGATGTCAGCCCCGAGCGCGTGATTCTTTGCGAAATAGCTTTCACTCGAAACGTCAAACTCGATACGCCGCGCGCTTGTCTTCGGCGCGCGATAGGTATCGGGAAGCGCCAGCCACGCTTCTTTACGCAAGATATAGTATTTATCGGACTGATTCCCGACACCAACAACAGGAAACAACCGCTCGGCAACAAAATCACCAGCAGTTTGAAATGCCGTGACTAGCGTGTTGCTTAACGGCACATCGACATGAATTGCTCTTCCAGTAGGCATGATTTTTTCTCCTTACTCGGGCTAGCGATCAGCCAGCCAAAAAGTGACGCGGTTGGGCGAACACGCGGATTAAATCACCAATCGCGCCCGCTTCCATCGCTATGCCGACCACGTTGTCGCCAGACGCAGCGACCGTGACGCCGCCCGATGCTGTAGCTGTCAAGGAAGCATATGCAGTTACAGCGCTGTTTACATAGCAGCGAGTCTCACCAAGCGGACACACGGTGATGTGTTCACCAATGCCCGCGCTATTTTGCGAAATGCCAACGTTTGTTTGGCCAGCGGCAACTGCTTGCCCGCCGTAATTTTCGCCGCTACCAAGAACAACACGATATTGCGGCGTAATAACCGCAGCAATCAACGTGAAGTTGAGAGGTTGGGGTCCATACATGATTTGTTACTCCTTGTTTGTTCAAGCCGCGTAATCAGATTTAAGTTGCGGGTCAGCTTCAAGCACAGCGCGCACGGCGGCGCGATAGTCAACGCCTTGGTGCTGGCTTTGATAGAGCTTAGCTCTGCGATCAACTTCGTTCCCCGGATTCGCTTCACTCTTGCGTGTCGGGTCTTCTGTTGACACAACGCCGAAAATTCGCGCAGCGTTCTTATTAATGTAGACAACGGTCTCTTCAAGCTCAACAAGCGCAGATTTCTGATTGCCCGCAGCATCATACACTTGCACATCATCACCTCGCGTCGCAAGGTCAGCGTATTGCCGAATGAATCCGCGCAGCGCCGGAATGCGGCACGTTTCCGCAAGCTTCTCAATGCGGTCGCGCCGGTTGGCTTCTTCCAGCTTCTTGATGCGATCATTATCCTGTTGCAGCTTGACTTCCGCGCGCTCGCGCGCTTCACGCTCGCCAACAGCCGCCTTCTCTGCTTCTGCCACTTGCGCCACAAGCTCTGCGATACGCGCAGCTTTCTGATCGCCGGTAAGCTTCGCGATTGATTGTGCCAAGTCTGTTGTTGAGTCGTCTTGCTTATGCTTCTTCGCATCAGCAAGTGCCTTCTCAGCGGCTTCACGTTTTTCCGTTTCGCTCTTTACAAGCGCATCCGCATCAGCAGCGCGCTTCAACAGAGCGTCAATTTCCTTCTGATCCATCTTGACATCTCCTGATTGATCGAGGTCATCTGTAAATTGTGCCGCGCTCGCAGCATGCCAGACTCCCTCTGTTGAAAAATGCACATCTCCAGAATTGCCAGCGAATATCTCAGACAGCGGCTTTAAACCAGACACCGCTGGGATAGTCGCGCCAAGTAGAGCTAGTGCCTTTAACGCACGGCGATATTTTTTCCCCGCGCGCTCAAAATTAAAATAAATCTCTGCACTAACGCGATTAAACGCTTTTTCTTTGATCAGCGCGAATACGCGCTCATTAATATCAACAAAATCCGCTAGCAACTTGTTACCGTTGCGCCACAAGCGCGAGATATAACCAACAGCGGGCACACCCGGCGAATCATCGTGGCCGAGCTTCAACGGTGGCTGAAAGTCCATTTCGTTGAATGCTCTGATCATCTCGTCCAGATCATCCGTGTCATAAGTCTCACCGTTATGCTTGCCAGTGGCAAAAATCTCTACGCCGTTTATTTCAGCATAGAGCATCGTTCTATTTTTCATCATTGCTTTCTCCTAAGTCGCTCAGCCGGTTAATAGCACGTTAGGCCCCATGCCGCCAGTCGTCGCCGCGCAGGTACTTCAATACCCGCGCGCACATGCCAGCCAGCGTGCGCCAGTCGGTGTCTGCGTAGCTTGGCATCGGTTCCTGCTCTGGGTCTGCCAGCGCTTCCAGGCGCTGCACCAGTGCGGCCACATCCTCTGGCGCGCAGTGGTGCGGATACACCAGTTCGGCATAGAGCATCGTTCTATTTTTCATCATTGCTTTCTCCTAAGTCGCTCAAACAGTTTTTTCGCTTGAGCATCTGCTTCGCGTACTATTTCCGGCATCTTGTCGCGGTCAATAAGCTCGCCGCGCATCGTCAATATGCACCCAAGCTCAAGCTCAACGCGCGTAACGTTTTGCTCTTCGCGCCCAGGATGCATTGTTATTTCCAGAAGAGCATACGGCGGGCGATTCGCGCCGTAGGAGATGCTGTCAAATAAAATCGTCGCCATCGTATCTTTGCTCATGCAACTATCCCTCTGGATTCATAAGATGGAATTACCAGTGAACATTTTTTGCATGCCTCATGTGGCGCTGTAACGAACGTGCCAAACTCCTCCCACACCGTGCCAATGTGTCCGCTTTCGCTCTCAGCATCCCAGCAGCAAGTACCCACACCACCATCAGCGCGCACAACCGCCCAGCCATCGCGTAAATAAGTGCACGTCTGCTTTATATGCGAGACGTGCCAATTGACTTGCCCGGCCCAATTCAGTGACGAATGAACAAAAGCGGCATTTACTCCGTAACACAAAGGCCCGCGCGTGCGCTTCTTCACTCTTTCTACAGCCAGCGCCGCCACCTCTGGACGATGCAAGCTGATAAAGATTGTCGGATCGGCCACTTCAATCTTGTCCAACAATTCATCCGTCAACAAAATGCCATTGGTAGAAAACGTAAGCGAACGGTCCCGACCAATAACATCGCGCGCCAGTAGCACAGCTTCAGCAAAGCGCTCATGCAGCAGCGCTTCACCAACACCCGTTAACGCTAACTCACCCTGCGTACCGCGCCGACAGAAATACTCGACATGCTCTAGCGCGCGTTCATACGTCTCCCATTCCATATCCATTTTCGAGCGCTTCATCGTTGGGTTCGGGCAATACACACACGCAAGGTTGCACCTAGACGACAACTCGATCTCATGAATCTGTGTGATCGCGCGTTTCATGCGGCGACCTTCTGCTTAATTGGTGCGATCTTATATGTGCATGTTTTGCACAACGAATAAGGCGCAAGACGCATGCTGCGCAGATCATCAAACACCGTGCCCATTACGCCATCTTCGCCCTTACCATCCAAGCAACACGTCCCCACTCGGCCATCCGCCATGACAAAAGCACGCCCGCTAGTAACCCAGCTGCAATGCATTCCTGGCGCGTGCGATGTGTGCCACTTCACTTGTCCAGCCCAATCAGTCGCGGCCAATGATGGATCACTACTCACTCCCGCCAACACACCCGCGCGCTTTAAAGCCTCAACCGCTGGCCCAGCTTTCTCAGGACGATGAAGACTTACCCACACGCGCGGGCGATACACAGCAATGCGTTGCGCTAATTCATCGGTCATCAGTAAACCATTGGTCGCAAGCACAATGTCAACGCCCCATCCTAAATGCGAGCGCGCTACTGCTAGCATCTCGACAAAACGCGGGTGCATTGTGCTTTCTCCAATACCGGCGAGGTTCAATTCTTTTTGTAAGCCGCAACGCACAAAGATACTCGCCCAATCTAGCGCCTTCTCAAAAATAACGTCAGTCATGTCGAGCTTCGCGCGCGGCATCTTTGGGTGCGCGCAGTAACGACACCGCAGATTACAGCGGCTTGTCAGCTCGATTTGGTGAATGGATGCAATCGGAATTCTCATGTGTTGTCTCGCAACGCGGCCACGTCTTCCGGATGCTCAAGCACAAAGCAATTTACGCCAATTTTCAAAGAGACAACTGTGCATTGTGCGGTTTCTCCGGTTGGCTTGCCAGCGGGATCGCGATGCTCAATCACTTGGCGGTGAACGAACGCTATTAATTCAGGATCAATAAACAAAGGTGTTGGCTTGCCGTTATCAATATCTTTTCGGCCCACTTGCGTCACTCGAATCAATTTCATTTCCCAGCCCCTTTTTGGCTCATGATAACTTTTTCTTTCATCACATCAGTACGAGCGATTTCAAAATCGCCTCTTGCTGTAACCATAAGCTCAGACGCTTCGAGCGCGATAGTTTGGCCATGCTTGACTTCAAACTCTCGATCAAACACAACCATTTGCGTCACTCGGTCACACTTTCCGTTTACCGCTTTCGCTACGGTCTCGACAGTGCTTGCTGCTACTTCATCAAGCACGCTGCCGGTTGCGTCGTCAATCAACTTCGCTTTAATGCTCATGCTTCACCCCCAAACCCGGATTGAATAAGGCCGACGGCCTTGTTATATGTTGCAGTAGTAAGAAATTCTAAATCTTTTACTTCATCGAAGTTAACTATTGGCTCAAGCACAGAACGGCAATTGAAATGATTCGGCGGCGTGATCACGTCCAACCGCTCTTCTTCCGGTATCACCGCTAAGCCGTGTAACAACGTACAAATTGGCGTTGTTACTTGATCAAGGACAGCGATATAAACGAGTGCTGCAACGCCTTTTGCCACGTCAGGTGCGCGTGTCTCCACCACAATCCCTTGGTTATAAGCGCCTGTTGTGTTGGTGCGAATGATCGTGCGCAATCTGCTCATAGTGTCAATGTCAACACCATCGCCAAGGTACGGCACCCACGCCTCAAACAACTTGCGCATCGTTTCTTCTTCAGCCTCGCCATTACGCAGCGCAGTGAGCATGATATTACGCGCACGCTTCAGCAAATCATCTCGCGTTACACCAGACACTTGCAACGTATTTGCCTTGAGCAGCCGCAGCGCTTCGGGCGGTATGCCGAGCGCGGGCGATTGCATCTGCTTTAAAGCGGGGCTTGGAATCATAAAACGCAAATCTCTGCGCCCTTTTTCAAACGGCGTGCGTAACATCTCCCCTACACCATCTTGCACAGCACCCCACTTCGGGATGCGGCGCATCTCGTCAATCCACTCTGGGCGTTTACCCTTGCCGAAAAACTCACGCTTAATCACACCAAGCATTGAATCACGCGCAACAATCAACGCTGGGATCAACGTCTGCGCAGCTTCAAGCTCTACAGCATCAAGCTCTGTTTCGAGCTGCTTATAATCACGATGCAAATTTACTTCACCGCGCCACATAGCGAGTAAACGCTCGGTTTGTGCAAGTGACATCGGCACTTGCCGCAACAAACGCGCAACTCGCGCTGTGCCGGTCATCGCCACGTTGCGACCTCTGCCATCAACCGTTCAAACTGTTCATTGCTTAACGGCTCATCGCCGTTTTTATCTTCACCGTTTGGCGGCGGTGTGCCATTTTGTGGTGGCGCACCTTCTAGCGGCGCTGGCATGTTCTTACGTCTGCGCTCGGCGCGCTGCTTCGCGTCTTGCTCGTCAAACTCTGGGAACTTAACTGATGTGCGGATGTGCGACTCATCAGCGTCTGTAGGAGTAACAACCTTACCATCCACTAACGCACCCCACTTCTCAAGTATGTCAAGCCGCACATCATCAGACAGCGGCATGAATTCAAAATACGGTTTCTCATCATCTCCCATTTCGCCGAAATTAAATAACAACGCATCGTCAATAATTTGCTCATTCACCAAGTCTTGCAAATCAGAACGTATCGCTTCAAGCACAAGCAAGAACACATCAAAATGAACTTGTGAACGCGCGAGCGATCCGGTTGTCGCGTCGCTCGTCATGCCAATCAGCCCCGGCATAAGCAACGCGCGTGAGATGTCTTGATTCAGCATTTGCAACGCAGGCACAAACACGCTCGACACTTGACCGGCTAACTCAGGTGCCCACATCTCCAAATCTTTCGGATCAGACCTCGGTATTGCGCCAACAGATGCGGCTTGCAGAGATTCCAAAATCTCGATTAACTTTGCTTGCTGTGCTGGCGTGTATGCGTTGTGATCATATAACGCATAAATCGGCGGAATGCCGAGACGCTCAAGCAACATCGACATCCACTGATAGGCGTTTTTCTTAGTCCACCACGCACGGTGCGCTGCTTCTAAATCGCTGCGCCCATAGTAGTTGCTAAATTCATAATCGTACGTATAGAGAATCATCTTCTCTAACGGCAGCTCTTTACCGCGCTGTTCGATCTTCGTCAAATTACCCGCAGGATCAGTGCCAAGAGTTACGTCATGCGGCTTGCGCACGGCGAGCTTTTTCACACGCACTTTGCCATCCACCTCATGCCACACTTTTTCGGTACACGAAAAACCATAATCCAAAGCGCTGAGTATTTCCTTTAACGCACGATTCAATCCACCTTGAACGCCCCATAACATGCGCTCAAGCTCAACTTTCGGTTCCCAATCTGTGGGCTGGCCCTCGGGCACTTTCACCTGCCAACCAGTAGCAAGCACGCTCTGCTTTTTAAAAGCAAGCGCTGCTTTCACTTGATCATCGCGACGCATCTGATCAATGACGATGTAGCCTTTCGTCGATATTAGTTCGCTCGGGTTATAAGGTGTAGGTGCGCCGCCATAGAGATAATACGGATCAGCGCGCGACACCTCACGCAAATCGGGCTTAACAGTTGCATATGCGCGCCATGCATCGCGCAATCGCGCGATTATTGGGCGGGGTTCAGCTAACACTATCGCAACTCCTTACGATGGGAAATCACTGGACGATTTAAGCGGCATCCCAATAAACGCGCCATCAAGATTCGTCACACCTTTGCTAAACAATTCTGTAAGCGCCCACACCAGAGCGTCCATGCGGTTCGGACTTGCTTGCGCGCCGCGCATGTCTTGCTCTTGATATGTACACATTTCATCTTCGAGCTCAGGAAATGAGCCAACGTGTGAAATCATGCCACGCTCATACAACAACGCTATCGGCTCAGCACGTGTGACTTTACCACGCGACGCATGCACAAGCTTTACCGGCACGGTGCGGTCATACGCATTTAACGTTGCCTCGATCATCTGCCCGCCGTTATTCGCTTCGCCAATAATGCGATCACCCTTTAACGCTCGCCACGTATCAACAGCTTTTTTCGCCCACGCTTCCGGCCTGCCTTGCATCGTTGCATCTGTTAGCACGTAGCCGCGCCCATCGGTGCCCTTACCAGCAGCAACAATGCCAGCTTCATTACCGTCTTCACTCACGCTCGGATCAATCGCAACAACGACGCGCGCTAGATCAACACCAGCGGGCAATGCATACAATCTGTGCTTGTCTACCATTGAATACGTCCAGAGCGCGCCTGGAATGTCATCAAGTATCTCTGCTCTCAGCTCTTGGCGACCAAGGCGAGTGCCTTCATATTTGCTGATGATTGAGCGATAAAGCGGAGAAAGGTTGTTGAGGTTGTCGTACGTGGTGCCACGCGTCACAACAGTTAGCGGATCGCGCATGATTTCCTTCAGCACCTTGATTGGGCGAGGAGTGGAAGTAATACAGGCTCTGGGGCGCTGGCCTAGACGCAAACCAAACTGCACTTGTTCCCACGTCTTTTCCGCGTTACGCCACTTCGGCAACTCATCACACCACACCCAATGGTGCTGTGGTCCTCGCAGCTCGTCAAACTCTTCTGA